GCACAACCAAATACTGTATACTTTTTGTAGTTTATTGTAGTCCGAATTACGAAAGACAGTTTCTTTTTGTGCAGAAATCATTCTGCCGCAATAAAAGCTACCGCGCTTCAGCATTGAGTATCCGGGATTGAAGTGATTCTGAGCTTCAATATCTACAATGACACGGCTTGGAGGTGATTTACCACCCGGCATACCGATGTCGAACAGAACATCATAGTATATTGTTCCCTCGTTTGTGCTTTTTGACTCGACATTCTTTTCGTTCAGTTTATCCGGCAAGTCATCAACAATGTGACATCCAATTTCAACCGGCGAAGTATTGTTTGCTTGAATTTCAGCCAATTCCTCCGGCGTCATTTGGCTTTTTGCTTTCTTGTAAATGATATATTCCTGAATTTCTTCAAGGGACATATCGCGGAATTCAGGGATGCAGTTCTTTACGATAAAAGCTGCAACAGCAGTACAACCAAGCAAAGCCTTGCATCCGGCATCCAAATAAGATTTTTCGTTGTTGATGGCATGTCCGACGGTATTAAGACCTTCCAATGTCTCTTACCTCCTTTATTATACCATGTTCGCAAGAAAAATGCACTACTATGTTGGATAGAAAGTGCTTTTGTACGCAAAAAAGAGTGGGCCTTCCCTTTTTGGGAAAGTCCACTCTGATTGCGGATTGTAAATGATACGAAAGGCGGAATGCCTTTGTCGATTGCTGGTATCTATCGTACAATATCAATTCTATGCTGTTCGCACATTTTGGCAACAGAACAGCGAGAAAAATCAGGAAACAGTCGTTGCTCCCGGCAACCATCGCTGCGGATTTATGCTTCAAACCTTTGTACAAGCATCATAGGGACGAGGTTTTCGCGCACAAGGAAACCGCAATCTTTGACATAGCGGTTTACTTTTTTACGTTCACCCTCGCAAATATCGCAGATGTTTACGAAGATTTCTTTTGTTTTCGGCTCATAGTAGAGAAAGTTGTCAAGGGGAATCTTAATCTGCATATTTCCGGCGCTTTTGTTGCACAGCGTTACATCGACAATGTTCTTTTTGCAAATAGTTCCCTTATGGGAATTCAGAAGATGTCTCGCTGCTTTCTGGGATTCGTTTTTGGTCGGAACGAACATGTTGGTCATCTTACTTGCAAGCCTCGCTGCCGCAACCTTTTTGGGAATATATGCACCGGTTGGCGTTTCCTTTGATGTCGTTTTAAAGTTCCTTCTGCTGAGACTTGTCAACAAAGAAGTTGTGAATCCTTCAGGGTCACAAGCATAGTTGAGACCCAACTCGTAGCAGCCAAGTACACTGACTGGATATAAAGTTTGCAAGGCGTTCTCGATACAGCCGAAATACACCGGCTTCTCACGCTTAGAGAGCATATCCAAAATCGCGTACTGTTTTGCCAGATTCTTAACGGCCTCGCTCTTTTCTACGCCAGCGTCAACTGCGTATTCCTTCAAAACCTTTCTGGTAAACGCATCCCAGAATTCAGACACAAAATCAGCATCATCGAACTTCTGCCTACTTTGAGTGCAAATTCGCCAAAGCGGCTCCATAAGCCAAAGACGAGACGAATCAATGACAACCCCGACCTTTTCAAATTTGGTATCTTTCCCAAACTCCTCTATCGGACGGTTGCTGTCACCTTCAAATGTTTTGTATGGAATAGCTTGCATGTATACTTCGGACGCTTTATCTCTAACGGGAACCTTCAGCAATCGAACATATACACTCCTATCCGTTTCTGTTGGAAAACCGTAGCTTTGAGGGATAAGTCCCTCGAGATAGGTCTCACTTGAATTGTGCAGATAGTCAAGAATCGTATCAGCATCCAAATATCTTATAGCATCCATAGGGCAGACTCCTTTTTCAGCTGTTCGTAGCCATAGGCAACCACTGCTGCGGGTAGGCACGAAGTTTCTCCCTAGGCACGCAATCGTTCAGAGCGGAGTTTTCAGCGAGCGCCATATCGATGATGTAATAATCATCACCATTGCGCATTACATCAATACTCCACTGCCCTACCAGTTCGACAGCGGGAAGAATTTTCTTGATTTCCTCCAGAATCATCCGAGCGCTGTCATCGTATCGAGATTGCAGGATATCCTCGTGCATCTGATAGATGACATAGTCGTGGCGTTCCTGCGGAGTGCTTGCGTTCTTGAACTTACCCTTCATTACATCGGCTCGCCAATAAGGGCTGATACCCAGCACCTCATCAGCGTCAAAATCGACGAATACGCGGTACTCAGTATGCAGCGGCAAACCGTTGTAGATGGTCGGGTTGTGTTCCTTGTCCTTGATATACTCTCTGAGCACCCACTCGTTTGTGGTATTCGCACCATAGAAGCAGGTATTGTTCAACGGCGAAGCCATAGAACAGGTCAGATGATTCAGGAACAGGAAATACTCGCCCATCTCATTGATTTCCTTCGGGTCATTGATATGAGCGTTGCGGAACTCATACTTGGAAGAATAAGTTCCGGTCTTGATGAAGTAATCCTCGTGCTCATCCAGCTTGAATATCCGCTTGCAATAACGGTTCACGATTTCCTTGGTCACAGGATTCAGGGTTTCAAAGCCAAGGCGAGTGAGCTGCAGCATCGGCAGCGGAACACGTAAAATCTTGGTGTCAGGAATTCTGAAGAACTTGTTCCCGCACAACGCTTTTGCCAGCGGCGGAAGCCAGAATCCCATCGTGTTGGGATTCATTTCGAGCATTTGGTAGGTGAAGTCGTCGAGGTCAAGAATATCAAGACCCTGACGGAACTGGTTGTAGTAGAACTTCTTCATGCGGTCATCGCGTGCATCCTTGTACTCGGCGTAATTCTGAAGCAGAATCTTATACGATGGCTCCGAGATATCGACCTTCGCAAGATTTCCTGTCAGCTGAGGTCTGAGTTCTTCCGGGTATTTTTTCAGGTCATCGTTCGTTACCGTCACAGTGTATCGAGATGCCGCATAGTTCACATAGTATCCGCCGCGTTTTTCATTGTAGATGTACAGGCGAGTACCATCTGTTAACTCACCTACGATACGGTCAATGAGCGCTTCGAGGTCCCGCGTAAACGGCACCCTCTTGTCGAGCATAGCCTTGACAGTAGCGGTATCCCACTGTAAGAGGTTCTCGGATAATGCCCCGCTGTCCAGCACCTGTTTCTTATAGGCGTCCTCGAATGTTTTGAGGGCATCAGGGCTGGTTTTCAGCATTGCAGCAAGTTCTTCGTAGGAAAACGATTTATCTTCCCTTTTGGTCATCATTTTACCGATTTTGGCAATCATATTTTCGATTTCCTCCTTTTTGGGAATCAGGTGTTTGCAAAATTCGGATTCTTCCAAATCAACTTATTCCCGTAATAGACTTCGGGAATGTACTTGATGGGAATTCTGCGATTGTCTTCGAGTTGCGAATCGTTGTTCGCGATAAACTCCTCGATGCGATTTTCTTCACTGCGCGGGGTGATATTGCAAGTCGAGAAACCTCCACCGTACAGGATATCACTGTTCATCATACCTTTGACCGGATACTTTACTTCGGTCGTTTTACCGTTGATGTTCAGGACAAGGCGAACGGTTTTGTATTGCTTAGCAAGTTCCACAAGAAGCCTGAACATTATTTCCTGAGTGTTCGGACTATTGTACTTTCTCATATACTCTTCCGTCAACTCTTCCACCACAGCCAATGTAATCCCGTATAGGCGTCCATGCTGCCCGGAATTTGCCTTTTTGATTTTCTCTATCGTCCGTTCAGCCCAGCCGGTGGGATTAGCAAGATAATCCACTACCAGTTCATCGGCATTTGTGGATGTCAGGCCAAAGCAAGACCCGTTTCCAATCTCATCGACAATGCTGTCAATAGGGCTGCGATAATTCTTATACCCCTTTATTATGCGACAGAAAGCGTTCTGTCGTGCTATCTTGTCGTAATGGCTGCCCTTGAGAATTTTCTTCTTGTCTTCTTCCGTCACATTCTCTCGGAACATATCGAACAGCTTCTGTGCCATTTCCTCTATGACAGAATCCGAGGTAAAAGAAGAACGGCAGAAAATCGTTTTGAAGTCCTGTGTTTCATTGACGGTTTTGGCATTATCGACAACGAGGCAAAGGAAGCGTATCTCCTGGTTGAATGTTACGGGTTTATTTTCCAAGGTTCCATAAAACCGCTGCCCGTACAGAACATCTACCTTATGCTCACCATAGGCGAGCGGTATACGCATAAAACGGTAGTAATACTCGGACAGCTCACCGGAATCAAGAATGATATTGCCTTCGAACGAAGGAGCGCCGAGCTCGAGGAACCTTTTGAATCCCTCGCGGTTGATATTGTTTGCCATGATATTTTTCCTCCTAAATACTTACTTCGTTAAGCCCTCGAATTCCTGATTTTTCCAGAGCACATTCTTCATATTATTCTTTTTCCATCTGTACAGTCCAGCCGTTCACGTCGGAATAAACCGCATAGAGCAGTGTTGCGAAATTATAGCCTCCGTCATACAGCGTGTAACGAAGGGAAATGTTCAGCGCAAGAGTGCGTTCCTTGACGGTGCCATCACAATCAAGATAGCTGAATATCTTTGTCGGATGGGAAAACCATGCTTCACGTTCTTTATTGAATTTATCTTCATCGTATTCCACGACTTGCTTGAAACACGAATCAAACGTAGCAAGCTTGACCGACGAAAATACATCAGCCATCATCCCACACTTTTCAATCAATTCATCAGGCCATTCGACTTTGATGATTGCTGCACCATCGCGCAGTTCTTTCAGTTCTTTGCGGGGGCTCAGCGAGACGTTGTAGCGTTCACTGAGGAAGGTGAACAGCCAGGACCAGTCAATGACTTTCAGGAAGTTAGATACTTCCTTGGAATCCATGAAAATTTTGATTTCTTTCCGTGCCATAGTTTTATCTCCTGTTTTTCGATTTTCTAAAAAATGGTTCAAGTCATAGAATTCCAATTATTGCCCAACCATTCACACCAGCCTGTGGTGGAGGAGGGACAATTTTTGCTGTCCGCGCAGATATGATTCAGCAGCATTGCCAAGTGAAACTTATCCAATGTCCGAATCATTTCGAGATTTGTCTTATCAGACTGCACGATTGTCATGTCAACGTCGGTTTTCGTCTTGATGTACGACACGGCTTCGCCCATCTTTTTGAAAAAAATTCCGCAGACCGGGACAAAGTATCCAACCTCGATGGAAAGCTCTGCCAAAAGACGGTAGCTGTCAGCAGTGTTCGTCCTCTGGAAAAGTTCATCGAACTGAGCGCGAATTTTCTTCTCATCGTTTTTCCCAATGTCATTCAGGTCAAAGATGTATTCCTGAACAATGAACCCATTATTAGATTTCGTGGGCACATATGCTTTGTAACAGGATGCATCAATCTGTTTCATGACAATCGGAAAGTCATGGGAAGACGTGGAATAGAGACATGCTTTATCGACTTCCTTTTTCAGCTTTTCCAGCAGCTTTTCAAGAACAGCCTTGAGATATTCGGCGTGCTGATGGCAGGTATCCACTTCTGCCTGGAACATACCGGTGTCATCTTTGAGCCGCCCGGTTTCCCAAGCTTTGTCAAAGACGCACTTGAGTTTCTGGAGCTCGGTTGCATCCAAGTTGTCGTATTTCCCGGACTTCGTTTTAGCCTCAAAAATGGCGATTGCTTCACGCACTTCACTGTACGAATCAAGTATCAACTCAAGGTCCTCCAAAAAGAGTTTCTTGTTGATGTCGATGGAGTAATTGATGTCGGTAATGCGCAAGGTTATGGTTTTTGCCTTTTCTTCGACATCAAACCCCATTTCCCGGCAGATATCCGGGAACTGTTTCAGATACATCATATTTTTTCACCTCAAACTTTCTCAGCGATATCTTCGCCGTATACCATGCTCGGGTTGGAACCGTTGTCCAATTCGGCAACATAGCTAAAATCAACAGTTAATGTGTTTGTCGTAGGCAATTTCTCCTTTCCAAGTAAAAAAGCAGGCCCGCCAAAATGGTGGGTCTGCTTGTTGTTTACAGATTGTGAATTGTACGGTGGCAAATGCGGCTAAGTGGAATGTTATCTATCGTACACTTCCATTCTATTCGGTTCGCACAAACATGCAAGTGAAAATGGGCCTTCCCAAAAGGAAAGCCCACTGTATGGTATTGCTGATACTCAGATAGCTGCACAGAAGTTCGCAAGGCGCTGCCAAAGCAAGTAGTTGTCGTAGCTCATGCGTACCTTTTCGGATACACCTGTAACGAGATACCACTTGTGTGCCTTAGCCTTGATGTTCGAGATGCGCTGCTGTTCACTGCGCGTAAAGGCTTTGCTGAACATACGGCGTCTGCGCCCGGAATTCCAGTATGCACCCTCCATAGTCTCGCAGATAAGAGCATAGGCAAGTTCGTTCTGAACATCGTCATGGGTCAACTCGATAATCTTACCCATATTCAGGCACCTACCTTTCGGCTGGACTTCTCGCGGCTCTGATGCACCATGGAAAGCGCATAGTCGAGCGCAGCAGCATCATCCGGCAGATAGGTGACGGATTTGAGTTCTCCGTACTCGCTGTGACGGCGCGGGATGGTCTTGGGTCTTTCCGTAACGACCGTCTCCTTCTCGAAATGCAGAGCAATCCGATTTGCAGGAACGGCATACCGTTTCTGCCGCTCGCATTCCTTGAAGTAGTCGATGGGCGTTGCGAACCCCAAGGGTTTTCTGCCATCAAGTCCCGTAACGGTGACGACATACGCCTTGATGCCTTTCGCTTCCCGTCTCTGCTGGTCCGCATAGTAGTGGTAGGAGATGTACATCGGCGATTCCTTCAAATACGCGTTAGATTCCCGCGCAATGTAGGTCCCGCTTTCCCGGCAAAACCACAGAAATGTCTGAGGTTTACCGTCGGCTTTCGCTTCCTTTGCGGCTTTCTGAATGACCTTTGTGTCGAGGTCAAAGTCCGACTGATATTGTTTTGTTACCTGCTTCATCGCAGATTTCAGTTCCGGTAAAATCGGAATCATAGTATTATTCATTTCAATTCCCCTTTTAGAACGCTGTGAGCTTGGAAATATCCATGTCATAGCGTTCATATTTGTGGATGTAATCGAAAACGGTGTTCATCTGTGCCTGAGTTGCGGTTTTGGTGGCGTCCATATCAAGAAATGTTTTTCCCAAAGACGGATTACGAACCGCAATCCAACCGCGCCGGTACAGGTAATCGAGACCCTTCCCGCTCCAATCATAGGCCATGTCTAAGACTTCCTTATCAGAGAGGTTCAGGCGTATTCTGTTTTGCATGATGATGCGCCCCGCAAGAGCCGCATGCTCTCCGAACTCGCAAGGATACCATGTTCCGTCCGGAGCAATCATGCCGTATTCAGATAACTTCTGGATATTGTTAGATTCGTTCACACAAATAACCCCTTCGCTGTCAGGTGTTGTTGTCCAAAAACTCCTGGCATTCGGTATCGTTCATCACGAATCCGAAATACGCCACACGCTTAACGGTCGTTTCCCAGACACGCATTGTGCGGCTCCGGGGCTGTACGACCCAGGAATGACAACGCCAAAGCCCGTCCTCGGAAAGAGCGTACCCGGTCGCAATAGAGCAGTGACCACGGTTTGCATCCCAAAGATAAGCGGAATTCGCGTGACATTGACTGGGCTGACCCTTGCGCATATAGCTGCTGCCATAGAAGAACTGCCCCCGACTGAGTGTTTTTACGGCGTCTTCGTCGTAGGCAGTCATGCAGACCTCATCTCCGCCGAAGCTGAGAATCTTGTCATGCAGTGCTTTCATGGCATCGAGCATCTCCTTGGAGAATCTCGATTCGCCGTTATATACCTGATGGCTGTCAATCCACCGCTTCCAATCATCACTCATCGGATTCCAGTGAATCGGCGTAGACATCTGCTCGGGTGCTGTGATGGGTTTCAGGCTATTCCAGCCTTTTCGTGTAAGTGTCATCTCGTTACCTCCGCTGGTTTCAGGAGTTTATCGATTCTTGCAATGATTTCATCGCGCTTCTCTCCGCTCGGAATCGAGTCACTGTGACCCTTATCCGTGAGAAGCGTGTCGAACATGGCAAGAATTTCATTCGGATTGACCGGCTTCTCGGCAGAGGCACGAAGATAGGCTTCGATATCTTCCACGAGATTCCAGTATTCCATGCCATACAGCATCGCACTGTTTTCGTTGCTATGCCGGTCTTCTTCCTCGCTTGCATCACTGCAAACGATAGGAAGTTTTATCTCGGCGAGATAATCGTCAAAGATGTCCGCAGTATAAGCGGCGAGCCAGCGAATATTGGTATTCATGATTTTTCCTCACTTTCTTTCAGCTTTTGCCGCAAGCATCATCCCGCAGCATTTGTTCAGGCAAATGACACTGACCACGAGCAGCGCGATATTGTGCAGCGTGAAGGACTGTGCCAAAGCACTGATGCTCAGGAAGATGAAGAGAACAAACAGGACAGCTAAGGTTTTGAAGATGGTATAGATGATTCTGTTCATGGTAATGCTCCTTTTTTGCTCCGGTTATCGAAGCATGTCAACGATTTTTCCGACCAACTCATCATTGGTCACGAACTGGTTGCGGCCCCTGGCACCGAGCGATACAGAGGAGTAATCCTTCATATCGGCGGCATAGCGAACCATATTCTTGTCGGCAATCGGCTGATAGCAAGACCGTTCTGTGGTCACATACACGCATTTCCCGTTGAGGATATTCATGATGTGTCCGTAGCAGCCCGTCTGCTTGCCGTTGCGCTGCATGTTTTGCAGGTTATGCGTCAGCATCAGACCGTCGTTCTCCTTCTCAGCACAGGAGAGTATAGACAGTAGTTTTCGGGTCTTATACGCAGTGTTAGTCATGGTAGATTTCCTCATTTCTTTAGAAATACTTGTAAGCAGCGTTCAGCCGCTTGTTGTAGAGTTGTAAGGTGGTCAGGTTCCCGCAATAGACCTTGCTGGACGAGATAGGAACATTCACCCCGGCTTCCATGTGCGAGAAGAACATCGCAAGACAATCTTCTACACTGTCGCTCGTGGTGAGTGTCTCGTATACCGGATACGAGTACCCCGCTGCCTGACTGTATGTGGCATTGAGCTCATGGACAAAGAATTGGACCTGACCGGACACGGAACTTGCATCCAAACCCGATGCATAGCACCAGTTCAAGAGATTTGTCTTACGGCCGTGTGTCCATTGCAGAAGCCCATAGCCTCCGTCGTTCGGATTCTCGGCAGTAACACGAAGCCCGCTCTCCATTGCCATGCACCCCATCACAGCTGCAGTGCCGGCCTTAGAAAGACCTGCATCCCGCAACGCTGTATAGATGGCGTACTCATTGTCAGAAAGGTTCTGAGGCATCGTGTCCGTCACAGGTTCTTCTGCCGGTTCCGCCGCAGTCTCTGCCGTCTCGACAGAAGGCTCAGATTCGGGCTCTGTCTCGGTCACCTCCTGCTCAGGTATAGGCAGTACCGGCGTGAAAGGCGGCTGAGCGTTGAGTTCACGAAGATGAACCTCCAACGGCGTGACATACTCGATATCAGAATCATCAGCTGGCTTTACCGGCGCAGCATACGCAGGCGTCGAGAAAAAGCAGGCTAAGCAGCCTATGATGGTGATAACGCTGAGCATGAAAGCGGTGGTCCCGGCATAGAATTTCTGTTTGTCGTTCATTTTCATTTGTGATTACTCCTTTGAATAAAAGTTCCCGCCGACAAAAGCTGTCTGGCGGGATGTGATTGATGTTCGGTTGTCGGAAAAACTTCATGCTTCACGGACTACGATGGCGGTATATCCGCTGTTGGCAAGATACCGATACGCTGCATCATAGGCGTCGCCGAGCGTTGGGGTTTTGACATACCCGATAAAATCGGAGCAGATAACCATGCCGGAAAAACCTGGGTTACCGGCATAGATGGCGAAGCGTGTGTTTTTCTTGGAATTGCGATTAAACATAGCGGACCTCCTTGCAGTCACGTTCAAAAAGATGGATACGGATTTCTGAAAACAAAAAAAGCAGACCTACCACGAATGGTAAGTCTGCCTAATTTGAAAACAGAATTGTGAATGATGTACGCCCGAAAGATTCGGCTGTGTAGAATGTTATCTATCGTACAATACCAATTCTATGCCGTTCGCAAGGATACGCAAGAGAAAAACAAAAAAAGGCGAAGTCTTCCGAAAAAGACTCCGCCATGGTTTTGTGTGCGATTTTTGCATTTCAGTGTTGTTATTCACGGCACATTTCTCGCATCTTATTCTTCCTCAAGCCATTTCTTAGTAACATCGAGAAGGCATTTTCGAAATTCGGGAGCGGGCTGCATCGGAAACGAAGACCACTGAGAATCGAGAACGACAGGGTATTCGTACTGTTTGCCGTTATGCGAAAACGGTATGAACTGAACTTCTCCGTCCACGAGCCATAGCTTTTCCGTTTTGATGGGGTCGATGTACTCCGTCAGCCAGCATTCGTGCGTGACAACGGAATCCGCCACGAAATACTTTGTCTTATCGTCCAGTATCAGTGCTGGGTTGTTATCCTCGACACAATACACTCTTCCGACGAACGGCAGGAGCATCGTCTCGGCGGCGTGTTTCGCGCTTCTCCCCTGCCGAATTTCCGATAGCAGGAAACTCGATATGAAATGCGGGATACCGATGCCGGTCAGGCAGTCATCGAGTGTGTGTCCGGTACAGATTCTCGGTGTTTCCTGGTCCTCCCCCTTCATCCGATTCGTAGGGATTTGCGGAACGACCTTGTCCGGCAAGCATCCGGTATTCGCCATGAGATGAAATAGTATCTGCATTATGGGACTTACTCCTTCGGCAGTTTCTTGCGAAACGGGTCAAGGTCTCCTGGCCTATAGACCGACTTGACATAGGATTTGATGTCGTCTTCTCCAAGGCTCTCAAAGAGATTCAGCCAGCATTCGGCTTCAATCCGCATCTCGCCGCCCATTTGATACGCTTTCTCGCACTGCACCAAATCAAACTGAAAATCGTTCTTGTAACGGCAGTTTTCGGCTGCTTTTGCAAATTTCGTAAATGTTCTGGTATTCAAGGTTTACCTCCTTTTCTGTAATCGAAATAAAAAAGCAGACCCTCATTTCGAGAGTCTGCTCTAAGCACATAACAGATTGTGAATCTACCGGTATGGGGAATCAGAAGATGGTATCTATCATGCACTTACTATTCTATTCGATTCGCACAACTGTGCAAGGGGGATTTTAAGATGCAGCTACGCTTTCGATGGTTTCCCCGCAGCTACGCTTCCTGCTCATTCAATGGCGGCAGCTACGCTTTCGATGTCGTCTGCGTTCAGGTTGATGTACTGCCACGATTGCGGAGCGCGTTTCAGGTGCAGCTGACGCATGGGCAGAGAAAGTTTGCGGACATTTGAGATATTCAAGCCATACAGCATGCCGGTTTTGTTGCCATACTCGAACAGCGCGGCTATATCGATACAGCTTTCCCGAATAAACTTATCCGCCATACCGGACAGCTTTTCGCCGTCTGCATAGTAAGGAGACAATCCTGTCAGGCAGTTCAGCTGGTCGATGTCCTCGCAGGTAAAAGCCCCGATGATTTCCCCTGCACCGCCGTTTGCCTTTGTCTCATAGCAGAATACAGCGAATGGAAACGAGATTTCCCAAGGTCGAGATTTGCGGACTTCGAGCGTCTTTTCACCCGACATGATTTTAGCAAGCCATTCGCGTTTTATCGAAATGACGACCGCTTTGCCGTCATTTACCGCGAGTGCATTTTTGAGAGCAGTCATGATTATCAGTCCTTATCATCATTACAGAAGTTATCAACTTTCCCTTCTTCCCGCTCGTATGCGGACATGAACTGTGCGACAGCCAATTCAAAGTGACTACGGCTGATACTGTTGATGTCCGAGAAATCGAGGAACGCATGCTCGAAATTGCTGGTCATTGCAACAAGAACGTGCATTTCGAATTCTTTGGCGAACTCTTTTGGCGTGCCATCGAAGTGGATGATGATATCCTCGGGCTCCACATCGGGGTCAACATAGTTCGAAATAGCATCATCCTTCGCGTCACGAAGAAACTCGTTGACACTGTCCTCGACTTCGAGTTTGGTATAGTCACCGAGCGGCACCCCCTGCTCCTTGGCGGAATCAGTTGCAGCCATCATCTTCATGACATAGTAGCGGAACATGAGAAAGGCACATGCGCCCGTCGGTTTGAAGTCCCAAATGACCTTTTTCAGCTGCGCCTGACGGTTGTTTACGACTTTATAGTTGGCTTTCATGAAATCTCCTTCTTAAAAAATGCTTTACAACGCATGAAGATTTGATTTGCAGGGTGCATACATCAGCGGCTCGTCCGTTACTTTCAGAACGGTGCCGTCCCCTTGTCTGCACGCATACAGGATTGCTTTGAGCATCTCATAGGCAAGTTTGCTGTTGTAGGCAAGCCCTGCGTTTGAGATGCCGAAATTACCATTCCATCCAACCCTGAGTTTTCTCAGCTGTGGAATCAGAAGGTCACGGGCTTCCGCTATGCCGATGCCGCCCCAACGAGCGTCATGATACGCCTGCAGCTGCGGTTTGTTGTCGGTATCAGCTATATCGAGAACCTCATAGATGATGCTGAACTGTCCCATTAGGATTCTGGAATACGCATCGAGGATGGCAGCAGCTTTTACCCAAGCACTTTCATTCATGTCGATGCGCTTAGTATACGGGGTTTCCTTGTTCCCTACCTCGATATCCGCTGCCGCGAGCGCAGTCTGATAGATTTCCCCTGCTGCGTTTTGCATGAAAGGTACGGGAGCGGTGACCTTGAAATCCGTGAACATCGTATATGCCTTTTCAATATCCGCGTCATGCACACCGTAGGCGTCACCCACTTCTTTGCAGATGGAAGAAAAATCATTGTCGTAGAATGTCTGCATCACCTGCATGATATGCAAAAACAGCTGATACTGCTTTTCGGTCATTTCGAAAATCATGGCGCACCTCCGTTACTTTATTAGCATTATACCACAAATGTGTATTCAGTACAACCATGAACGCTGATTCGTAACAAATAAGATACAAACAAAAAAGTGCCCCTATATTCCTCGACTGAAATCGAAGATTTTAGAGGCAGTGGCGCTCATGGAAGGATTCGAACCTTCGGGCGATTTCTCACCGGCGGTTTTCTGGACCGCTGCCATCGGCCACTCGGCCACATGAGCATATGGCGCAGAGAGCGAGATTCGAACTCGCAAGCCGGGGATTGACCCGACGACGGATTAGCAATCCGTTGCCCTACCGTTAGGCGACCTCTGCAGATTTGCACCCGTTTTGTTAAACAATAAAGTTGACTACCGAACTCTAAACTTTACTATCTCCCTTTTGGTGGTGATTTTGAAAAGATTCATGTTCTTTTCATCTTGCTGCTATCTTAACATATTCCAAATTTATTCGCAATCAACTTGTAGTTGTTTATGAATGACTTCTCTAAAACACAAAACCAGCAGCTACTTACATTTGAAGTAGCTGCTGGAAAATCAGTTTAACAGGGCCATTACTTTTACAAAATGAAGGCCGGAAAAGCCCACAGTTTCAGCCGTTGGATGATAGACCGACAATAATGGCTTTCTTCGTATCTATCAATATAATTGTAATGTGACGATGGTGTGATATAAAGTTCATATATCTGTAACATAAATTTATCTAATTTGTAGTATAATAGATACATGAAAAGAAACTATAGACGCACAAAAATCGCCGTTTCTATGATAAATTATCACTTTGTATTTTGCCCGCGCTACCGGAGAAAGCTGTTTCTTGTGGCTGGGTTTGAAGCTCGATTCAAAGAGCTTGTAGCCCAAATCTGTGAGCAAAGCGGCATTGTAATATTGGCAATGGAGTGTCATATCGACTATTGTCATCTTTTCGTGAATGCTCCGCCTACATTAAGTGCTGCAGAAATCATGAAAATTATTAAAGGAACCACCGGTAGGATACTCAAGCAAGAGTTTTTTCCTGACACAGTTATGCAAATGTGGACTCGCAGTTATTTTGTAAGTACCGCTGGCGGTGTTTCCAATGCTACAATTCAACGCTATGTTGAAGAACAAAAAACGAGAGGAGGGTAATCATGGCGTTTGGGAGCAAAAACAGTACGCCGTCATTTGTGTTGACGTTGCCGATGGTTATAGGTCTTAATGAACAAGACCTCTTGTACAAAGAATTCAAGAAGTGCGGCATTATCTATAATGAGCTTGTAAGTGTGACCACAAAAATGTGGCATCAATTGCGTAAAACGCGCAAATATCGCGAGCTGATGGCAGCTATTGCTAAAGCTGCTCTCGATAGCGATGAGCAGAAGGCACTTTTTAAGCAACGCGAGAAAATGCTTAAAGAGTACCGCTTCTCTGAGGATGCCTTTCATGCGATGGTCGTGCCCTATGCAAAGCATTATGCTATCAATTCTCATGTAGCACAGTCGATTGCTACTGCGGTTTGGACTGCGTGGTCATCTTTCTTTTTTGATAAAGGAAAAGAAGTCCACTATAAGAAACTGGAGCAGGTGTCCTCGATATCCGGAAAGAATAATGCCACAGGCATAATACTTCGTCCAGCAAACTGCACAACAAGTGTCATTAACTCCGCCAAGAAGAAGATTAAAGGCTCCATTGAAGAAAAATACTTCGCTGCGTACAGAAAACCGGATGCTAAAGAAGACGAAGAAGTAGTTCTCCCCAATGAAGTAAAAACGCAAATGGAGAAAGAGATTGCCGCCGCTACGGCAAAAGTCAAAACCTCCATCGGCAAAGGTGAACTACGCCTTGTTTATGGGGATTATACATTCCCGTTGACATTGCGAAATCCCGATACTCAAACTGGATGGTATCAACAGGAAGCACTCAAATGTGGCGTTAAATACTGCCGTATAATTCGCAAATGGGTCGGCACCAAATGGAAGTATTATGCCCAAATCGTCTTGGAAGGTTATCCTCCCATCAAGTGTGACAGTAACGGTGTTGCAAAACATCCAGTCAAGCAGGGTCGCGTTGGTATAGATATCGGTACACAAACTATTGCTTTTAGCGGTAAGGATGTTTGCGAACTTCGTGTGCTTGCTCCGTCTGCAAGAGCGCAGGCAAAAAGCCTCGTGAATGAAATCGCTTCTACGCTTCGTGCCATGGACCGTTCGCGCCGCGCTACGAATCCGAAATATTATAATCCGGATGGTACAATCAAAAGGTTGAAGCGGCAGCATGGACAAAAACAAAAGCGCGAATGGAAATACAGCAAAAGGTATTATCGCTTGCGTGCGAAACTTCGTAACCTGTACCGTAAGATGGCTGACATCCGTAAAATGGAACACAACATTCTCGCCAACGAATTGTTGGCATATGGTAACGAGTTCGTCGTTGAGGATATGAACTACAAAGCCTTGCAAAAGCGCAGCAAGGAAACGAAAGTCAATCCAAAAACCGGTAGAACACATACTAAAAAACGGTTTGACAAATCGTTGAGCCGTTGCGCACCCGCAATGTTTATCTCCATTCTGGGGAAAAAGGCAAGCCGTTATGGAGGCAGCGTTATCAAGGTCAGCACCTTTGAAACAAAAGCCTCGCAATTTGACCATACAGACGAAAGCTATACCAAAAAGAAACTATCCGAGCGAATGGCTCGCCTCCGCAGCGGCGATATAGTTCAGCGTGACTTATATTCCGCCTTCCTGCTTGAACATATAGACATCGATTCTTTGCAGTACAATATGGAAACCCTTAATTCGGCTTTTCCTGCATTTTTAGAAATGCACGAAAATACAAAGCAGCGCTTGCAGGCAGTTGGAAGTTCTCTTCCTGCAAGTATTGGATTCTAAACAATAACTTTCTGGGGGCTCGACACTCCCTCATTAAAGAGCTGCCTCGCAAGAGGTGAAACTCCCTTCGGAGGATGCACTTAAAAGAACTGGGAATGCAGACAAGTATGTTGGTCAACCTTTTAGGCTGGATGCTCATTGTGCGCTACACCCGTAGCGTATGGTGGGAAACCGCATAACTCGCTGTTTCAGACACGGTTTGGCGATGAACCTTGCCGCGCCGCCCAGAAATCCCACGATTTCAATCGTAGGAGGTGTCAAAGACAGTTTGCTTTGACCGCTTGCATACCGGCACATATAAGGAGGCATTAAGCCTCGTGGTGCTCCCGGCTGGAATCGAACCAGCGACACATAGGGCTTCAACCTACTGCTCTACCAACTGAGCTACAGAAGCAGATGGTGACCGAAATGGGGCTTGAACCCATACTCTCAAGCGTGAAAGGCTTGCGACTTAACCAATTCGTCTATTCGGCCATATAGCCGCAATCCTGCGGCGAGGGTTTATGCGATGACGAGAATGTCATCGATTTTCGTATCGAGCATCGCGGCGAGAATCACAAGGTTGTCGATGGTAGGAAGTGCAGTGCCTGCCTGCCATTTGGCTACCGCCTGTGTGGAGACACCGAGCGTATCCGCCACATCCTTTACCTTGATGCCTGCCGCTTTTCGCAGTGCCTTGATATTGGCACCTGTTTGCTGGATATCGATTGTTGGAACGTTCATTTTCTTTTGCTGCCTTTCTGTATTGCAGGCAACAAAAAAAACGCTGCCTGCCGAAATGAATCAACAAGCAGCGTTCGGAATGCAAATGCCGTCAGAAGACGCACCGCAGCCGTTCGAGGTCTGTTTTTGCCTGTCGATGGGTATAGGAAACAAAGCTGGATTCGTAGGACTCGAATTCAGATTCATAACTATACTCAGCAAACGACATAGCATTAACAGTCTTGCACAGCATCTTCGGTTGTCTCCTTTCGTTTCGTTCTGTTTACATTATACCACTTTTGTGGTTCTGGTCAATCAACTTGTGGTTGATGTTTATTCGCAGTAACCAGCACCTTCGTGGAAAACGCGGTCTGCGCCGAGTTCGTGCTTGCTCATTTACACATACTCTCCTTCCGGAAGTTTGTCTGCATCTGACAGTTCATCGACAGTCAGTTTCCTCAATGTTCCTTGGTCTGTATCCAAGCCGATGGTATATATATACACTACACGGCTATCCCGGAATACTTCGGCCGGGGTCTTGCTTTTGCTGACGATTTGTTCGATTTGCTGCTTCGACGCCGGATACAGGACCCAGCGTTCTTCGCTTCGCACTTCTGTGCAGTTACAGAAATACAATTTTTCGTCCTCATCCTTGCATACGCAGAGCAGCGAAATGCCGTCATAACTCCAAAACACTTTATCGACAATAAGTTTTTTTCCAAACAATTCCTTGAAATTCAGTCCATCAAACAAGGGCTCTCCGCGTAAACTCATATCTGCTCCTGTTTTTGTGTTTCTTCATGCCGCAATTAACTTGAGGTTGAGTTTTTTGGCTTATCTGCGCTCAATACGCGAGGATTCGAGGAAGTGAACCTATCGGTGTGCGCTTTTTATTCTTGTGCTTGGCCATGCCTAGTCCTTCTCAAGAAAATGCTCCCACTGTGTTCGCCTAATTGGTGTACCGCAGAAAGCGTAATGCTTGTCATAGTAATCCGATATCGCCTCGGCATATTTGGCGGCATCAGTCGGATTATAAAACACAGATTTGCCGATGCTTTTTACTGCAACCCAATGAACAGCAGTGTGACCATCCACATCCACACCGACGCAATGCGCATCGACATATTTTCCCTTAAAGAATCTGGTAATCTTGACAGGGTATACAACATATTCCAGTTCAACGAGCCGCTTTTCGTTGTAATACCGATGTTCCCAGACGCCCCAGAGAGTGTTGCCAATTTTTGGCTGCATGCTTTTCATAAGAGCCTCTCTTATTTGGTGGTTTTGGTCGGGAAAACCTCATACACACTAACATACAGCATCCCCGGCTTATAATCCGCATATTCTACCGGACGCTTCTGGTCGTATACCTTCACATCCGAACCATCATCTGGCGTGAGCCAGAGATATTTGACGTGCTCGGCATAGCGCGGGTTTTCCACGCGATAGACCTGACCTTCTTTGATTTCGAGACGTCGCATACAGGCTTGGACGCGGGAAAACTCAACAAATGCACCATAGTCACCAATCACGATACGGTTGTACCCGTTGGTAATGACTGTGCCATCAGCGGTTTCGAGCGAAATCGTGTCACCGGACACATTGCACCATTCCGGCAATGTCTTTTGAAACTTGGCTCTCACATCGCAGAAGAAGGTACGCGGGATGGGTTTGTATTTGTATTCACGGGCAAGCTGTTCTTGGTACTCGAGCATCTGAGCGCCGATTTCTGAGATTTTGTGTTTCACAATTTCACCCCTGACCCAGCATCTGTGCGGATGCGATTTCCCGAATATTGCGATTCTCTTTTTCGGGAGCCGACACAATGCGGCGATGAGAGCGCATCAGCGTCAATACGCGGTTACGGAGCTTCTCGTCCTTGATAAGCCGAGCAACCTGTTTGATTTCCGATTCACGCAGATACATTGTACTGTTGATGAGAACGCCATGTACTTCGCCGTCTTCGGAACTTTTCTCAACCTTATCGACATTGTCATAGGCATAGATGACATCCACGTCGATGGTGATGGACGCTCTCTCAAGAAGTTCATTTCCTCCTTGGGCTACCAGCCACTTGTGGAAGTAGCTCTCATCGGAGATGTATGTTTCACCGATGAGTGCCAGCGGCGGCGACACAAGGTTGTTCGTTGAATAGCGGATATGGTCCTCACTTTCATTGAGGTTGTCCTGCCAAAGTTGCATCGGCTTAAGGCTCTTGTCCTTGAAGTGAATGTAGGTGTCCTGAATGAATGTGCAGACGGTCCGCTTAATATAGTCGATTTCCGGCATCTCTTCTACATTGCGAAAAACAAGGCGCGTAGACTCGCCCTCGCCGTACTCTTCGTCGTCCGTCACATAGCGGACTTTCTCCAACACAAACTTGGGTTTTAATGCCTCTTTAACGGCTTCGAGAGAAAATACATTCCACTTCATTATGTCCTCCACTTCTTTTCCCATTGGTCGTATTCGGCAACTTCACGCTTTACGGTTTTGCCGTTTTTCGGTTATTGAAGATTTTTCGTGGTTTTACTACTTTTAATTCACACTACACAAACAATATGCCAGAATTTTTTGCAACAAATTTGCATTTT